CAATATAAACAAGAGCGCGACGAGGCGCGCCTTGACAAGCGCGGCGGATGACGTAGAAATGATTCTGGCCGTGAGAAGCCTAACAAATATGCGAAACACAATTTCACCCTTCACGCCGACCGGAGCCTATCGCATGGGTCAATTCTCAACCGGAAGGTGTGGAGGGTTTGAGCATAGATGCCAGCGGTGCGGTCGAGTGACGCTTAAGGCATCCCACATTAAACTTAATACAAGGGAGTGCTGCAATGCCTGCTGAATGGATAAAAATAGAAAACCACCTGCACGAAAAGCTGGAGGTGGCGATGATCGCCGAGCACACCGGATTGGAGGTGGATTCGGTGGTTGGGAAGTTGATTCGCGTCTGGGCCTGGCTGTCACGCAACTGTTACGGTGACGGCGTAACAGATGTTACGGCGATGCGCGTCATTCGCGAGATCACTCGTTCGGACACGTTTGACGAAGCGCTCATTAAAGCAGGGTGGTTGACGGTAAAGGGCGACAAAATCGCCTTCACGAACTTCGACCGTCACAACAGTCAAACCGCTAAGGAGCGAGCACTTGCATCAGCGCGGATGGCGAAGAAAAGAAGTTCGGAAAATGTTACGCTCGCGTTACGCTCCGGGCGTAACACGGGAGTAACTAGAATAGATAAGAAGAAGGGTGGCGAAGCCACCCCATATCCAAGCTGCATTTGAGAGACAAAACATGACAAATCCATTCCCAAACATCATTCCGATCACTCGCTCGGTGCCGCAAAGCGAGAGCAGCGAACGAGCCGCAATTTCATGCCTGCTCCAGAATTTCGACCTGCTCAACGCGATGACGTGGCCGGACGAATTATTTTTTACTCAGGCGCACCGAACGATCCTAGCGGCGATCCGCGAGCTCCATGAAAAGGGCGTTCGCACCGATTTCTTAGCCGTCCAATCCCTACTAGAGACAAAGGGCCAGCTGGACGAAGTCGGCGGCATGCACGGGATGAGCGAGCTCCAAGACGTTATGCCGACGGGCGATCCTGGCACAGCGGCTTGGCATCGGCAGACCTTGGCTGCCGCGGCTCGATACCGCGGGGCGCTGCAGGCGGTGCGCAAGGCCGAAGGTGAGTTTGCACGGCAGGAAGGCGACATCGCCGCGGTCTCGCTCACGCTGTCGGAGATCGCCGCACAGGGAGAGACGGCGCGCGAGACTACGCACGACTTGCTCCATAAAATACTCAACGAGATGGAAAGCACGGAGCCTGTCGAAGCCTTCGGCACCGGGCTACGCGAACTCGACGAAGTCACGACCGGCGGAGTCAAGCGTGGAGAGTTGCTCACGATTGCCGCGCCGACGTCAGGCGGCAAGTCGATCCTGTTGGTGCAACTCGCCCTGCGCGCTATCGAAGCAGGCAAGAGTGTTGTGTTTTTCTCGCTTGAAATGCCGGCGAAGCAGGTTGCTTCGCGCATCCTTTCGTCTATGTGCGGATTCAACGTCAATGTTCTCAAATACGTCGATCGCTCCGACAACACCAACGAGCAAGTGACCGCATTCAGCCGACGCTTTTCGGAGCTGAGTCGGATGTCGCTGCAGATCGAGTCAGGCTATTCGGAGATCGAGCAAATTGATTCCGCGGCACGCGAGTTGGTAGCCAAGGGCAAAGCCGATTTCATCGTTGTTGATTATGTGCAACTTGTTCATCTCCGCGCGCTGGGCAGCAACGAGACACGCGAGCAGCACGTCAGCGAGATCACGAAGCGACTCAAGGCGCTTGCACTGCAGCTTAACATCGGAGTGGCGACGGCAAGCCAGCTCAACGACGAAGGCAAGCTGCGCGAGAGCCGAGCGATCGCGCATCACAGCGATCACGTCTGGTTCATCTGTCCTAGCGACCACGGCCCGAATATCGTCGTCAACAAAAACCGTGAAGGCGAGCGCGGCACGATCATACCTGTCGCGATGCACGGTGCGTGCTCTCGGTTCGTTCCGCGGGCTCTCAAATAGTCGTTGCATTTTTGGCCACCTATGCAACCATCCACCGACATGCACTCACCCCGAGACGCAGCGGAGTTTGACGAAGCGAGCTACGAGATTGACTTTGCAGGCATCTGCGACGGCGGCGCTGACGCCACGCTTGGGCACAGGTTGTTTCCAACCGAGCCAACCATGTCGGCATACCGAGAGGCTAGCGAGAGAATGATGGGGACGCTGAACACCTTTATTACATTTCTCTCGGGGCACGGATACGGCAAAAGCAAAACGCTCTGGGGTATGGCGTATGCGCTCGGGCATCCGTTAACTGCAGGGATGAGTATGCTGGAGGCTGCGAGATATCTCGGGTGCACCAAGCAGGCCATCAGCAAAATAGCCTGTGACTTTCTAGCCGAGACGGGTTTGCCACCGTCATCGGCGCTTAAGAGCGAAGAGGCAAAGACAACATACAAAAAAACAAATGGAAATCGTCGAACACAACACAACACTCACGCTTGACGCCATCGAGCAGCAGGCCAAGCAACAATATGCGCTCGCGCAGAGCCTAGCCGCTGATGCCAAGGTCTCGGCTCGTCAGGCCATCCTAGCCATGGCGGACTGCGGCCAGATGCTGCTTATGGGGAGGGAGCATGTGCGCGGAGGCAAAGCCGAGTGGATAGCTAGCTTGGGGATCCCGCTGCCTGACGCAGACAAGGCAGTGTTCCTTGCGCGCAACAGAGATCAGTTAGTGCTCGATCTGTGGCCGCAGGACGTCGCCAAAGTCGGTGCTCAGTTTGTCGGCTTGCTACCCCCGCCCGGCTCATCAAACCGCAGCACGGACGATCCTGAGCGCAGCACGGGTGCCGCCAACCATTGGTTGGCTTACGCTGGTAAACTCAACCGTGGGCTCAACGATCTGTTCGGCTCAAGGCCGGTGTCGGCTTGGCGCGAAGACGAGCGCACGAATGTAAAGTTTGCGTTGAAGCCGATCGTCGAGCTTTACGAAACGCTTTGAAATGTTTTTTGAAAAATAAAAATTGAAGTTTGAAAATTTTAAAAAATAGAAAAAAGTTTTTTCAAAAATTAGATAACTTTTATTTTTATCTGAATTTATGGGGGTAAACGAACTCTCGTAACACTCCTATGAATAGGCAAAAATTGCCGAGTTATAAAAAACATTATGAAAATTGAACAAATACCGACAGAAAAACTTATCCCCTACGCTCGCAATGCCAAGAAGCACGACGCTGCGCAAGTTTCAAAACTTGCCGGTAGCATCCGCGAGTTTGGTTTCAACAACCCGGTCTTGATCGACAAGGATAACGGCATCATCGCCGGGCACGGTCGCGTAATGGCAGCACAGAAATTAGAGCTGAAGGAAGTCCCGTGCATTCGCCTCGGACATCTTACCGACACGCAACGCAAAGCATACATCCTTGCCGACAACCGCCTCGCGGAGATCGGCGGCGGGTGGGATCAAGAGATTTTAAAGTTGGAGCTTGCCGACCTTGGAGACCTTGATTTTGATCTGGACAGCATTGGGTTTGGCTCGGAAGACCTCGCCGGCCTCGACATGGAAGATGAACCCGAAACCTCAGACGCCGACGCCGAGCCGCAGATCGACAAGGCCGAAGAACTCCGCGCCAAGTGGGGCGTCGAGCCGGGGCAGCTTTGGGAGCTTGGCGACCATCGGTTGCTGTGCGGGGATAGCCGACAAAAGAAATCAACGGAAATGCTTATGGGGGGGGGCGGGCTTGCTGATATGGTTATCACCGACCCGCCTTATGGAGTCGCCTATGTTGGGAAAACAAAGGACGCCCTCAAGGTTGAGAATGATGATGTTGACGAAAAGACCCTTGCCGAAATGTGCAAGGATTGGTTCGACCGAGCCGATGAAGTTTCGCGGCCCGGCGCTTATTGGGTTGCAACGGTCCCGCCGGGACCGTTGCATGGGGTTTTCTTTTTCGACTGGAAGCAACGCGGCATCCTTCGACAGGTCATGGTTTGGAACAAGGATTCGATGGTGCTCGGCCACAGCGAGTATCACTACAAGCACGAGCCGATTCTTTTTGGATGGAAGCCTGGCGACCGATTAAAGAACGCCGACAGAACCAAGACCACCGTCTGGGATTTCCCAAGACCCAAAGCCTCCCGCGAGCATCCGACAATGAAGCCGGTTGAGATGTGGGCCTACGCAATCGGCAACCACACCAAATCTGGCGACACCGTTTACGAACCCTTCTCCGGCAGCGGCACAACCATCATTGCCTGCGAGCAACTTAACCGCAGATGCCGCGCCATCGAAATCTCGCCCGCCTATGTCGCCGTTGCGATCCAGCGGTGGGCTGATGCCACGGGCAAGACCCCGCGCAAATTGTAATGCCAAAGAAACCCCCACCGCCGCAACCCGCATCCGATCTCCAGGGGAAGATCCGCGAAGCCGAGTTCAAGAACATCCTTCAAAAACTGAAGGACGGCAAGACGCTTACAGCACGCGAGTCGAAGATCGCGGCGGAGTTTGCAGCACAGCGGGACGGTCGAAAGGGGTTGACGCAGGCAGAGCTTGCAGCGATGTGGGGCATGACGCAACCCAACATCCACAAGATGGTCAAACAAGGGATGCCGATGGACAGCATCGAAGCGGCGACGGCGTGGAGGAAACAATTTCTTGAAGAGCGAACACCGGCCAGCTACAACGAAGCACGCACTCGAAAGGCGCTTCTTGAGTGCGACAAGTTGGATATGCAGCTTGCCATCCTTCGCGGCGACTACGAAGAGAAGGCAAAGATGCGCGAGTCCGGCATCCGCATCGGCGCAATCTTCAGCGCCAAACTCGCCGCGCTCGTCAACGACGCCAGCGGAGCGTTGGCGGGCTTGGGCGAAGCCGAACTGCGAAAGAAGTTGCATGAGCGAACCCAGCAGATACTCTCAGAGATAAAAGAAGAAATAGAAAAACTATGAAAACCATAAAACAAAAAACAGAAAAAGAATACCCGCGTTAGTCCTGTTCACCGTGCGGCATCAAACACGGATCGGTAGTCAAGCGCATTGCCACTTGGCACTACGGCAAGTGCGATGTGTGTGAGAAGAACAACAACGTGACACAGTCCCGCGACTTCGGTCACTTCGCAAATTGGTTTAAATAAAATGAAACAATCCACTCGCAACAACATAATGAATCACCAGATCATACGAAAGGCCAAATGAGCGCCGAATCCCATTCACAAATGCTTGGGCGCATTGCCAACATCGTCTCGGACTTCTGCGAAAAAGAAACCGATAGCACGCTTCTGGCCGTTGCTCGCCTTCGCGCTCGCTTTTTGGATTCAGAGTCACGACTTGCTTGGGAATTTGTGACTCAGCTTGAAAAGGAGAAAACCAAATGAGCTACGAAACCAGAACCCTAAAAATAGCCGTTTGCATAAAAGGCGAAGCGATCTTCCACGAAGGCACAACCGAGATCGAGATCGTTGATGAAGCTGCAGGCGAGTTCTTAAAAATTACGCAATCGAACGAAGAGGTAGAGCCGGGCGTGATCAAGATCGATCCACACGAATGGCCTATGTTGAAGGCGGCAATTGAGAAGATGATAAAGGAGTGTCGCAGCTATGACTAAATCGTCACTCTGGGCGATTTACTGCCGCAAGAACCCGAAATTCGCCGAAGATGGCGAAGTGACGCTGACGGCGCGTGGCCTGCGCAAGATGTTTGATACGACATGGGACACGGCTTTCTATGGCGGCGAAGATGAACCTTGTTCACAAAAAGAACAGAGTTCAGCATCGGTTGAAACGCTCATGAAAATGTTTGGGATGAAGCCATGAATCCGCTTGCCACAGGTATCTGCGAAGGCATCAAGCTCGCCTACGACGGGACGATCCTCGACTGGGCCGAAGCACACGTTAAATTTCCCAACTCGGATCGGGCGTCGCGCTTTGATCGCACGGTGGCGCCGTGGATGAATGATGTATTGCTTGCGGTAACGGACGACGAAGCGACGCAGGTGTTTTTGCGCGCCAGCACCGGAGCAGGAAAAACTACGATGATGGAGACGCTCGCGTGCTTCATTGTCGCGCAGAAGCCAGGCCCAACGCTCTTCGTGGGCCAAACCGATGATATGGTTAAAGACTGGACAGAATCGCGCCTACTTCCGATCTTTCGAGACTGCGAACCGGTTCGAGCGTTGTTCCCGGAAGACCGACACGCTCTTAGAAAGACGACGATCTTTTTCCCGCACATGGTTCTTTTCGCAGGCGGTGCGAACATGACCAACCTTCAAGAAAAATCCATGCGATACTGCATCGGCGATGAAGTGTGGCGGTGGAAAGATGGCATGATCAAAGAACTCAAAGCCCGGCACCACGACAGATGGAACCGCAAGACGTTTTTGTGCTCGCAGGGCGGCAGCAGCACGGACGAGATGGAGCATGAGTGGGACAGCGGGACTCGAGAAGTTTGGGGCTGGACGTGCCCGCAGTGCAGCACTTGGCAGCGATACACTTTTGACGCGATCAAATTCGAGCAACCCAAGAACGCCGCAGGCGAAATGCTCTGGGATCAGGTGCAGGACTCTGTATATATGGAGTGCGAGCACTGCAAGGCGCAGTATCGCGACACCGCCGCGACTCGTCGCAATCTTGCAAACACTGCAACCTTTCGTTCACTCAACCCGAACCCGGTGCGGGGGCATCGCTCATTTGAAGTCCCTGCCTACGCGGTGTGGTGGATCCCGTGGTTTTTAATTGTTAAAGAGTGGATCGAAGCCAACGACGCGAAGAGCAACGGCAACTTGGAGCCGCTGAAACAATTTATCCAAAAACGCAAGGCACAGACTTGGCAAGAGGAGATCATCTCCGACTTGCCGGAGATAACGGCAGGCGACTACGCGAAAAGCGAATTTATCGACGGCCAGAAGATCGACGGTGAGCACCGGCGCTTTTTGTGCGTTGATAAACAGCGCGACCACTTCTGGTATGTTATCCGTGCCTTCCGAATGGACGGGAGTTCGATGCTGCTGGCGGAGGGGAAAATCTTGACTTGGGAAACCATCGAGTCCCTTGCGCTGCAATACAACATCCCGAACCGGGCGGTTATTATCGACGCGGGCTACGACACGCCGCTCGTCTACGAACGCTGCGCACGCAACGGATGGACGGCTTCGCACGGCTCGGGGCAGGATGGGTTTTCGCATACGGAGTCCAACGGGCGCAGGGTGAAAAAGTTTGTCTCGAAAATAGAAACAGCGGTAGCCGGGAGCGATAATTTGCGGGCGTTTTATTTTTTCCACAGCAACGAAAAAATAAAAGACAAGTTGGCGGCGATGCGGCAACCGGATGCCGTGCCGAAGTGGGAGACGCCACGGGATGCGAGTAACGACTACCGAGCGCAGATGGTGGCCGAGATGAAAAAAGACATCGTGAACTCAAAAACCAAACAAGTTGAGACTCGGTGGGTGCGCATCGGCGGCAGGCCCAACCATCTTTTCGACTGCGAATGCATAGCGCTCGCGTCGGCAATGTTGGCGGGCGTCTTGCCGATTGGTTCTGATATTTGACACAACCACCCAAACAATGGCACTTTCAAAAACCTTCTTCGGCCTTCCGCTCGCCACCCTGCAGGGATTGCAAGCAAAATATATCGCATGTCTCGAAGCGATCGCTGTGGCGGGATCGAGCTACAGCATCGCGGGCCGCAGCTTCACGCGTGCCAACTTGAGCGAAGTCGCGCAGATGATAAAAGAACTCCAGGCGGCAATCGAGAACGCCACCGGTGCGAGAGTTAGGCGCACGGTGACGGCGTTCCCAACCCAGCTCCCATAAAAAACATGACACAAGACCTCATTACCAAGACGCTTGCAGTGTTCTCACCGCAGGCAGCGATGTCTCGGATGGTTTCGCAAGCGAAGTTGCGAAACTTCGGGCGGTTCGACTCGGCGCTCGACTCGACTAAGCGTGGCATCAGCCGCAACATCAGCGGAGCCGAAGACACCGCGGGCACCGCAGAGCGATACAAGTTGATTCGCGCAGCTCGCGATCTCGCCGACAACTTTCCGCCGGTTCGTTCTCTGCTTCTCAAGTTCTCAACCTACGTCTCCGGGCGCTTGGCCTACCAAGCACGCACGGGCGATCGTGACATTGACGAACAGGTTGAACGGTATTGGCGCGAGTGGTGCAGGGATTGCGACTTTCTGCGCCGGCACGATTTTGTCACGCTCCTCCAGCTCGCCGTTATGGCAATGCTGCGAGATGGCGACTGCGGCTTTGCCATCGTTCGCGACGGTGAAGATTTGCGCTTGCAATCCGTCGAAGCCGACCGCATCGGTTCGCCTTACAATCGCACGATCGACTCGGACGTTTACATCGGCGGCATTAACTTGGACGAGTATGGAAGGCCGGTGAGTTATCAGGTCTTCGTTCGGAACATTTCGAACCAATACATCGAACCGACCGATATCCCTGCAAGTGAATTCATCCACCTGTTCGACGCAACGCGGCTCGACGAATACCGTGGTCGCTCGGCATTCGCGACGGCGTTGAATGCAACGCGCGATTTGCAAGAAGCACTCAAGGCCGAAATCTCTGCGATCAAGTTTGCGAGCTACCAGACCGGCGTGATCGTCTCCGAGAATGGTGGCGCTGATGCCAGCGATTACTTCTCGTCGAGCGGGGCGAACGATCTCGGCCAGCGTGCGAAACTGGAGAACGTCGATCCCGGCACGATGAACTACCTGTCTCCTGGCGAGAAAATCGAGATGTTCAAATCGGATCGTCCCGGCGGAGCGTTCGGCGAGTTCGTTCGGCTGGTGCAGTCTCACATTTGTATGTCGGTAGGCTTGCCTTACGGGTTTGCTTTTGATGCAGACAAGAGTGGCCCGATGGCGCGGATGGAAGCGGAGATGGCGGAGCGCACGTTTGCGCGGTGGCGTAGGTTGCTGGAGTCTCAATTTCTGGACCGCATCAAGAATATCGTATTGCTCGATGCGGCTTCTCGCGGGTTGATTCCCGACAGCGAGTATTTACTTGACGGACGATGGGGATGGCCAAAGAAGGCAAGCATCGACTACGGGCGCGAAGCTCGCGCCGACATCGACCTGTGGAAGGCGGGCTTGAAAACCGCTGCGCAAATTTACACCGAGCAAGGTGAAGATTACGAAGAAGCGTTTCGGGCTCGCGCCAAAGAAGCTTCCCTTATCGTCGAGCTTGCCGACGCCTACGAAGTCCCGCCGCAATACATCTCGGATTCGGTGCCGATGCCGAACAGCAGGGAAGCGCAACCGGCAGGAGCGCCAGAAATAGAAATTCCAGAAGCAGCGCAAGCCGCCCCACCCGCACCAGCACTAGCGCAGGCGTCATTCGAAGAGTCGTATAAGCCGACACAGGGGATGATTGCCGAAGCGAAGAAAGGTCTGGAGTGGAGAGCGAAATACGGTCGCGGCGGAACGAATATCGGAGTGGCTCGTGCTCGCGACATCAGTAACGGCAAGAACCTGTCGGAAGATACCGTTAAAAGAATGAACTCGTTTTTTGCACGGCACGAAGTCGATAAAAAGGGCGAAGGGTTTGAACCCGGCGAAGACGGGTTCCCCTCCGCCGGGCGTATTGCTTGGGCGCTGTGGGGCGGAGACGCTGGCCAAGTGTGGGCGGCAGACAAAGCCAAGGGAATGAAGCTGGCGACTCGTCCAGAGCGCAAGCACTTGGCCATCGCCATACGAGACGCGCACGGCCACTTTCAGGGCATCGGGCATGAAACGGATCTCGTTATGCCGTCGCCAGAGCGGCGCGAAGAAGAAGAAGATTTTATAGAGCGGTGCATGGTGCATCCAACGATGGAGAGCGAATACAACGACATCGACCAGCGGCTCGCCGTCTGCAACACTCAATGGAAAGGAACAACTAAATGATCGCGCAAGGCATCGCACTCGAAGCAAAGCGCCAATTTTTGATTGGCATGCACCAACCGACGGACACCTACAAGCTCGCCCTCTACGCGAAGCGAGCGAACATCGGGCCAGCCACCGAGCACTACACCGACGAAGGCGAAGTTAGTGGCCAAGGCTACACTCGCGGCGGCATCACGCTCACCGGGTTCCGGGCTGAAATGGTAGGGAAGAATGCCGCGATCACGTTTAACGATGCAAAGATCGACCGAGCGACATTTACGGCACACGGCGCGATTGTTTACAACGCCAGCAAAAACAACTCGGTGATCTGCACTTTGAACTTCGGCAACGATCGTCCTGTCTTCGACGGTGCGTTCGAGATTCGCTTTCCACAACCTAACGAAAATTCTGCTTTGATTTTATTCGCATAAATATGAACGCTACAAATCCCATCCAAATCAACGGCAAAACTTACGACCGCTTCAGCCTCAACCTCGCCATCACCGGCAGCTACAAAGCCGACGGATCGCAAGACGCATCCATCGCCATGCGCCTCGTCCCCACGCGCCTCGTCCCCGCCACCGACGAAGCCCCCGCAATGATTGAAACTGCCGACTCTGCCGCCATCGGCCTGCTTCGCGGCCACCTCTCCGAAGTCGCCGACCCCGCCGAGCAAACTGCCGTCGCCGCGATCCAGACCGCTCTCCAAACTCTTTTGATCTCGAAAGGACTTTAAGCCATGGCCCTCATCACCTCCGCAGCCACGGGCAATTTCAGCGCCGGAGCCACATGGACAGGCGGCGTTGTCCCCACGGTTGGAGACGAAGCCCGCGCCAGCACCGGCCACACGGTAACGATTGATGTCGATACCACCTGCGACGAAGTGAGCAACGCAGGCACGGGCATTTTCACGTTGGCAAGCGGCGTCACGCTCACAGCGAATGTCACAAGCAAGTCTACAACCACCACGCGCAACTGTTTGCAATTCACTGCCGCATCTCCAGCGGTGGGAACTATTGTGGGAAACTGCACGGGCGGGACTGTTGGAGGGGCCATCGCAGTAAACAATACTGCTTCTGGCACGATTAACATTACAGGTAACGTAACCGGCGGCAGCGCAGCCGCCAATTTCGCCCAAGGTGCAGTGAATTCATCCACGGGAGCAATAACTGTCACGGGCAATGTAACAGGAGGAACTGGCTCGAGCGCATACGGTGCGCAGAACGTATCCACGGGGACAATGACTGTCACTGGCAATGTCGCGGGCGGTAGCGGGTCTAATAGTGCTGGCGCACTCAACAGCTCCACGGGACCCATGACTATCACCGGCAATGTGACTGGCGGAAGTGCGGCGACCGCCCACGGATTGAACAACGCCTCCACCGGCACGATCACTATCACCGGCATTGGCACCGGGGGCACTATTGCAACTGCCTCTGGAGTCAATAATGCCTCCACGGGCACTGTAAATTTAGGCCGCGCAAATGGCACAGCCTACGGCCCCGGAAACACCAGCGGCCTAGCCGCAGCAGTCGGCGCGTTAAACGCTGGCCTCGGCGTCATTGAAATCCAAGAACTGGAATACGGCCAATATGGCATGACGCCTACCAGCGGAACCGGCATCCGCCTCAAAAAAGTCTCCACCAACGCCGCCGTTTTCAACTATGTCGATGCGGGCGCGGCAAAAACTCTGGTGGACGCCACGCAAGGCCAAATGCCAGCCGCCACCGATGTCCGCGACGGCGTGAGCTACGCTTCGGGCGCACTCACCGGAAGCTGCAAAGTCCCATCCGCCGCCTCGGTTGGTTTCGGCGTCCCCGTCGATGCGACTACAGGCACCGCTGCGCTCACGCCTGCAAGCGTGTGGGATCATTTACTCACTGCGATCACAACAAGCAGCACAATCGGCACCCTGCTCAAAACAAACATCGACGCCACAATCTCAAGCCGTAGCACCGCCACAACCGCAGGCATCGCAGATGCCGTCTGGGATGAAGTTCTCAACGGCGCAACGCACAACATCGCAAGCTCGGCAGGCCGCAGGCTGCGCATTCTTGACGACGAGCGCATCATCACCGACGGGCAGGTTGTTGCCGCAGCGGCGAGCACCGTTACTCTCGAGCCGGTTGGCACGCTGTGCGTGGGGCAGACGATCGTTGTAACCGATCAGGATACAGGCGACAAGCAGGTGCGGTTTATTTTGATCTACGACACCGGCACGAACACGGCAACCGTTGACACGCCTTGGTGCAATATCCCAACCGCAGGCGACGAATATCAACTCACCACAGTTCGGGATCCGCTCATCACCCGCAACAACCATCCCGCAGGGACTCTCGGCTCAGAGATCGACGAGATGTATTTGATCCACGGACTCAAAGACGGCGAGACCCTCACCGTCACGCCAACCAGCCGCACTGCTGGCGCGATCTCGCAAACGATCGGCGGCGACGGCACAACAACGACCACCGTCTCTCGCGACTAATGACGATCTTGACCAGCTTGCTCATTGCTACGCAGGGCTTGCTGCCAAGCCCAACACCGCTGTCGATCGGCACGCAGGGTTTGCTTCAGATCGATAGCGGCCCACCGCCGCCGCCGCCAGTAATCAGTCCCGACCAAAGCGGCAAC